TTCCAGTGCGCTAATTCTCGCGTCTATTTCGGATTCGGCGGCCTCGCCTTCGGGCGCGACTTCAATCTCCACCTCTTGTGCGGCTACTTCTTCCTCAACCACTGGCTCGCCTGCTGGCAAGTCACCCACTTCGACAATCTTGCCGCCTTCGGTAGTGATAACCCCAACTTCGGGAACAGTGTGCTGACCATCGGGTGCGGGCAACATCCCTTCCTCGGTCACAACGAACACAGGCGTACCTGCAACAAGGTCACCATCAACGCGCACCATCGTGCCATCTTCAAGTTTGTAATCTGCAAAGTTTTGCGGCGTTGGCGTTGCGGTGAATTTCCGCAGTGCGTCAGCCAGTTCAGTTAAACGATTTGCTATGCTCATAGGGTCGCTTTTAGATTAAATACCACGCGTTTGGATAGTATGCAAAAAAACGCTGAACGCATCTTCAAGGCTCGCCATCGCCGCTTCTAAACTGGATTCAGTTGGTTGCATCCCGAAGTACCCCTCGATGCTGAAACCTGTAAACTGGTCGCGTTCTTCCCACACTTTGTCATTCTCCACTTTGAACGAACCAAACCAACTGCCATCAGGCGCATCCTCAAATCCCTTCGGTGGATTCACGCCACGCTCGCGGTCAATCAGGTAGCTTTCAAACATATACACGCCATCCAGCGGCTTGCTGTGTTCGGCGTTCACCTTCGCTTGGTTCTGCTGTTTAAAGTACTTCTGCACCATCTTGCGGATGGTGTCCTTGTCGAACATCACGTAGTACTTACCCCGCGTGTCATCCTGTCTTATGATTGGCGTATCTGCCAGCATCAGCGGGCCTGTCAGGATGCGAAGTGCCGCGTCTTCTGCGAAGCGGTGCTGTTTCGATAAGGCGATGAAAGGCCGCTCGATTGCGGGCGATTCCACAAGGCTGACGTAGCTTACGCCTTCGCCATCCTCATCGATTGTCATCAGGTATACAGGTAGCTGTTCCATATTGCTAAATACCATCACGCGCCTAACGTTGCAAATTCACTCATCCTCCGTAGCCTGCCGCTAACCGAACGGATGTCGCTTTCAACCACATACGCCCGCATCCCTTGCCCTTGTCCGTTAGCAGGTGGATTGAGCAGTTGGCTGTTCGGCGTGGTTGCTGTTGGTGCTGGTAGTGATGCGCCACCACCTCCGCCGCCCCCGCTAATTGACATACTTCCGCCAGTGCTTCCTGTTGCACTCGCGTCAAATTGCGTCTTGCTGATTTTAATGACATTAGCCAAACCTGCGGCAAGTGCTATGCCCGCCTCGACAAATTGCGCGCCTGTTGCCAGCTTGATGGGATTGCCACCAGCAGTCAGCGCGTTATTCACGGCCAAGTAGGTGCTGATAATAGCCTGCGCCAAACTAAACTTTTTATTTGCGGCAAACGCCTTCTTGCGGTCTTCAACGCTTTGGCCATAGGTTGCCTGCATTATGTCGTTGATTGCGCCAAATGCTTGCCCTGCTAATTGTATGGACTGATTTGTTTCGGCTTGGCGTAACTGCCTGCTTTTTTCTAAATACTCTTCATTGCTCAATGCGATTTTTGCATTCTTGGTGTTTTCAATTTCAACCAATAAATCCGCGTGTTGTTGGGCAGTTATCAACCCATCTTGTAGCCTTCTATCTGCGGCCAACTCCGCTTTGTCTGCCTCCGATGTTGCTTGCAATACTTCTTTTGCCGTTGCTATATCTAATTGCCTGCGTTTGGAATTTACCGCTTGCCTTTCTATTTCTCGATTTAATGATTCAATTTGCAGGTTAGCACGCGCATCTGCCATATCCTTCAACTCCCGCTCAAACTCGATTTCCTTTTTTGCATTCGCCTGCGATTCCTTGCTTAATATTGCCGCGCCCTGCGCTCGCAATATCTCCTGCCGTTGCCTGATTTCCTTCTGCTTGGCAAGGTCGGTTTCCAGTTGAAGCACATCATAAAGTCCATCGTGTTCGGCTTGCAGTATTTTAATCTGCTCATCGCCCCTCGCATTCATTAACTCCAGCTGATGGTTCAAAGCCGCCATCGCTTCTTCGCTCGTCTGCTGGTCTTGAATGCCAAGAAAGCCTTTGACCGCCGCGCTTAATTTATCGAAGTTGGCCGCCAGCATACCAACAGCCACCACCGCCAAGCCGATTCCTGTTGCCGCCAACGCCAAGCGGAAGGCTTTGAGCGCACCTGTACTCGTGCCAACAGCCGCCGCATACGCACGCTGTGCCGTTGCGTTCAGGTTCACCATTACCGCGCTGTCTTTGTTCAGCACGTTAGCGACCGCCTGCACGCCGTTCAGGATTGCCAATGCCGCCTGCACTTTCATCATCGCCTTCTGCAAGTCCTCATTCTCATCGCCAAATAACGCCGCCGCACCCTGCGCGACTGCAAATGCACCCGCCAAGCCTTGACCTACGCCAAGCAAGGTGTCCAGCGTGCGGGTCTCGTGTCGGAAGCCATTGCCTTGATTTGCGCCTGCGTGTCGCCGATTTGGTCTGCAAGTCCACCCGCCTGCGCTTGCAATTCGCGGAAGCGTTGCGTGTTCTTTTGCCCTGACTGCTCCAACGCCTGCATCTCATCGCGCAACGATTTAAGTTGCGACCTCGCCGATTGTGTGCCTTTCTGCGTTTCGTCTTCCAATCGAAGACCAACGACAACGGTGTTTTTTATATCTGCCATTAGCGTACCTGTACTGGTGTTGTGTATGTTGGAATGACCTCGCCATCCACTTCGGATTCAAGGTTGTAGTTCAAATTGGGCGTTACCGTTTGCGCTGTAAATTCGGCAAGGTTCAGGATGCGCCTGAGCGTCACGCGGCACATCACATTTTGACCGACCCGATAGTCGCTGATTTCCAATAACCGCCACTTAACGCCGTGCCAGTAGACAGGTTTTCGGAAGTCAAGTGCCGCGATGTCGGTCACTGTCAGCAAGAAGGTAGCCTGCACGGTCATCGCTTCCTTGCTTGCAATTTCCTCAATGTAGGTCTTCCAGTAGCCGTTGAACAGGTTGTTATTCGTGTATGGCGTGTACCCGCCTTGCCCATCGGGTAACGCCCAGTAAATCTGCTTCGGCATTCCAAATGCCAAGTCCTGTTGTGGGTCATAAGGATTGTCAACGTGGCCGATGTAGGGAAGGAAAGTGCCTGAAACTTGCGAAGATACCTGCGTTATGTTTTGCAGATAGAACCAATCTTGCGTTGACCCACTCGGCGCAGGTGTCATTTCAATGTAGTTGTACTGTGCTATCCGATAGCCTGTTTTCATTGGCCGCAACGTTCCATCGGTTTCAACATCGAAGGTTCGCCCCAAAACAATATTGGTCTGATACTGCGCAGGTATGACGGTGGCGCACTTGGTTTCGATTCGCTGTTCACCAACGCCGTAGAAGTTGTCCGTGTCAAAAATCCTGCAACCATAGCCTTCCTGCCAAGTGTTTTGATAGCTTTTGGCCAACGCCTCGCCGCCATTTCGATATGCGAAGGTGAACTGCTTGCGAAGTTCAGGGTCGCCCATCGTTATCTGCATCTCTTGCGCCTCATCGCTTTTCTGCGACCAATCAGCCACGCCGCTCGTATAGAACTCGTTAAACGGCTCGATGTAGATAAGCGTTGGGTCAAGCGGCGATTGGTAGAAGTACAAATTAAACATCTTCTGCAAATCCGCAAGCAGGTCAATCTGCAAAGTGTCGGCGGGTAATGCCGTGCGCATATCGATGTTTTGATTCAGCATCGAATAACGTTGCATTAGCGTTGTCTGAAAGGTACTACCGCTCGCCAGTGACATCCCACCTTCGTTAGCAGTTACCACAACTTTCAGTGTTTCGTTTGGAAGCAGAAATACAGTGCGGTCAATGCTGTGCCGAAAGAAAAGTGATGTTTGACCAAGCGTTTCGGTTATATCATTGCCATCAACGTCTTTTTTGACTGTTCCGCCGCTATTCTGAATTTCAACGGTAAATTGACTTGCATCCGTTGCGCCTTGCAAAAGCAATTCAACGTGCAAGTTGTACAAGCCGCCATAACCACTTGCGGCAGTAAACACCCCTGTACTTGTGTCCATCTTGCCATTATCAGCATTGTAGAATGGCGATGTCGTGTCGTTGAAAATTACCGTGTAATCACCTGCCCCTTCAAATGTGTAACCC